AGTCAAATCCTGCATCCTGACCGGAGAAGGAGGAATCGACTTCATCGAAGAAGGTCTCGCTTCTGCTGCCTTCCTTGAGGCGCTGTGAGCGCATCGCAAAGATCAGGCCAGTAGGACCAGACATTGGTTGAACGCCAGCCAGATCATAAGCGATCAGGTTAGGCATGGAGCGTCTGATCAAGGAGATCAGAACGGGGTCGAAACCTGCGGTAGGACCTGCTTCAGCAGAACCACCTTGATAGCCATCATTACCAACAGCGTTGGTAGGTGCTTCGTTCAGGAGACCTGAGGATCCAAAAGCATTTTGCTCATGGAGGAATTTTTCTTGGTTTTCGAGCAGGACAGCGGTAACAGCTCTACGATGGGAATCTTTGATTCCACCCTCATGATCGAGGAGAGGTGCCCACTTTTCCTGCAGATGCTCAGAATGGAACATTTGCTTTTCCTTTAAAAGTGTGGATGTTTACAGTTTGAATTAATGTTAAATTCAGGACTTGCTAAAAGACCCGAGAGTCTTCATGTATGCAGCCATTGAACCTGAGTAGGACTCATGTCCAGACTCTACACCTTCTGAGAGAGTCTCAGTCTTATTAGCGGTTGAAGTGGTTTGCTTACCAGAGAAATATGCCTCTTTCAGCGACTCCAACTTTTCACGATACTTTGCTTCACTTTCAAACTCAACACCCTCTGCAAGCGAGGCGAGTTTCTCTTTCTGGGTAGCCGCAAGGCCTTCAGAAACGTTATCGAGGATTCTATCAGCAACCGCCTCGGAGAGACGCTTGTTAAGTCCGATGTTCTTCTCAATCTGCTCGTTGAGTTTTGTCTCCATGTCATCAAGTTTTTCTACCATGCTCTCAAGCACATCATATTTTTCTTCAGGGATTGATACATAATGTTCTTCAAAAAGTGACTTCATTCCGCCAAGGAATGATTCAGTCATTTCGGTCTTCAGACCTGCTTCAACTGCGAGTGCGTTCTCTTCGAACCACTCATCAGCAACATACTCAAGATAAGAATCAACACGCTCTGCGAGTTGCTCCTTAACAGTAGCGAACTCCTCAGCGATCTTCTCTTGCTCTTCAGCGATCTGAGCGTTGAGTTGCTCTTCCATCTCGACTCTGATCGATGCAACTTTAGCATTGATCGCGGTCTCGAAGATGGTGCGTGCTTTCTCTTGGAATTCTTCGGAGAGTGACTCACCTGCAAGAAGTGCGTTAACATCTTCTTCCATGTCGTACTCAGCAACTACTTCCTCTTCAGCAACGACTTCCTCTTCAGTTACTTCCTCTTCGGAAACAACCTCATCGGTGGTCTCTTCTGCTTCTGCAACTACTTCTTCGTCAGAAAGATCTTCTTCTTCCTTGACGCCTTTCATTGCTTCAGCAGGCTTAGCACCTTTGTTAACGACATCCTTAACTTGCTTAAGTGTGCCGCCAGGTGTCTTCAGCTTAGCTGAATCGTCGTCTGACTTGTAGTTTTCGGGGGTAGGACCGCCGAGATCCTCAACTGCACCCAGTTGGGAACCGTCTCCTTGAAGCGTTGGCATGGGATCCGCTGCTTTTGCACCAGCATTAACAGCGGTCTTGGATTGCTTCGTGCCTACTTCCATTTCTTGTAATTCGTTGCCACTAGACATTTGAACTCTCCGGATTTTTCCTTGTTAAATCTATATTTATTTATAAATTAAAATTTTTTATAAGTTGTTGAGGAAGTCATTAAAGAGCCCTAACTTGTGCTCATCAAGGACTTTTTGGTCAACATAGGTTTCAATTCTCTGTTTGGCTTGCGATGCAAACTTTTCACGGAGAATTCCACCTTCCCAGACCCACTCTTTTCCTTCCATAATTCCTTCAACAAAAGCATCAGGAGCAGAAGGATCAGCAACGATATCAGCAGCAGTTGCTAACATGAAATCGTCACCAACGATATTGACACCCTCTTTGGTGGTTCTGAGGGAACCAATACCACGGGAAGAAACACCGAGTTTTACTCCTTCTTCAATTAATGAAGAAGCGATCTTGCCCATGGGAGTATTTAGAATCTTTGCCTTACCGACAAAGTTAGAACCGCTCTCTTTCAGAGATACGATTTTATGAGATACGCGGTCGAGATTGACAGTAGGACCATCGGGATGGCCCAGTTCGCCAAGTGCTCTACCAGCTTGAACGTGTGCTTCGTTATAACGGTTAACTTCTCTACGGAGAGTCTCCATAGGATACATACGACCATTACGGTTTTTGATCTCTCCTTGAAGGAAAACACCTTCAATATAAAGAGACTTCTTACCGCTCTTGGTTGTTTCTACTAAGAACTTAACTGATTCGATTTCTTCTCTAATGAGTTTCATCATACACTCCCTGATTCTTGAACTTGCTGGACATAAAGAGTTCCACTACCAAGTCCAAGAGCCGCAACTCTGAACGTTCTTCTCAGTTCTGCAAAAGTTCCAAGACCATCTCTTGTCTGGTCTGGAGCTCCTGAAGAAGAGTCATGGAATAATTCAACTTTTGTTTGGAAAGGTTCAACAACTGTTTGAGTGATTCCCTTAACCAAAGCATTTGAAATATTAAAACCAGATTGACCTGTTACAGTCAATCCAACAGAATCACCTACAGCAAATGGTGATCCAATGATACCCTCTGGAAATGAAACAGTTGTAGTTGCTCCAGTTTCAATACCAACAACCTGTTGAGCATCGACTCTGCCAATAGCAAGAGTCTCTGCTTCGCCTTCATGAACAAAGAAATTTGCTGGAGTTGCGATTGGATCTGTACCGCCAATCGTGACGTGAGCACTCTTAGTTAAAGCAACAACTCTTACATAAGCACTCTGCTGAGAGAATGTTGTAGATTGTTGCGAAGAAGTACCAATAGTTATGGCAGTACAAATGCCAACCGGTTTAAAAGCCATTATCCTTTAGGTCATTTTAGTAGTTATTTATTTATTCTTCCTCCTCGGAAGATACCTCGTCCCCAGCTTCCTCTACTTCGGTGTCGTCACCAAACATAGTTTTTGCAGCAACGGGGCGATATGCGTCTACTCTTTCTGCAGATTTGCCAAATAGAATGTCTTTGATTCTATTGCTGATATCCGCAGGAGATTCATCCGCTGAAATCGCATCAATTAATTCATCCATTGTTAAGTTAATTTTATAGAACTATGGGTATTTATATCTCCCCACCACTAGGAATTTCTGGTGCCTCTGCAGGAGAACCATCAACTTCAGGTTCCATTTGAGGTTTTCCAAGATCCATACTTGCAGTTGAATCTAATGGTGCTCCAGTTTCTGGATCGATAGGTGCATTTGGATCTGGAATAGCCCCCGATGCAATCTCTTTCTTGATCAGTGCATCCTGCTCAATGATTTCTTCATCAGTCTGACGCAGAATCTGACGACGAACATAATCCTGAGAGTAATACTTACCAATATAAGGTTCTGCAGCCTGGAGACTATTCAGTCTTTCATTGAGAAGTTCGGAATCCTTAAGTTCAGAGAAGTGATTGTCATATAGGAAGTCATACTGAATATGCTCCGACATCATCTCCCAATCTTCTGGAGTAATTATGTTCTTCAGGAGTAATTGGGTCTTCAGCATGTCATTAAACATGCCAGAGAATCTCTTTCTCAAACGTCCAACAAACTTAGTAAACTTCAGTTCGTCTCTGAGAATTTCTGAGGATCTACCGAGATTAAATCCACCTTCGCCATCCATGCGAGACGGCGGGACGTTGAGGGATCTATATAACTTTTTCTTAAAATACTCAATGTCTGTGATTTCTCCAAGGTTTTGTCCTCCTGGAAGAGTAGAAATTTCAGTACCACGTCCTCCCTCTCGTCGTGGTAACCAAAAATCCTCAAGCATTGACATAAATTTTTTGTCATCACGGATCTCTCCTGTAGATGCGTCATATACAAGTTTGTTACGATATCTAGTCATAACATCACGCAGATATTGTTCTGCCTTGACTTTTGGAAGATTGCCAACATCAATATAGAAAATTCTACGTTCTGGTGCTCTACTCAAACGATAGATAACCAGCGAATCCTCAATCATACGGAGTTGATTGAGTGATTTAATTGCTTTGTGAAGATATGAAAGGACAGTTCCTTTATTTCTATCTACAAGACCAGAGGTGCAATAGGTGATGGAATCTTTTGCCATCTTAATACCTTTATTTCCACCAGTCATTGCACTGGGACTACCAGTTGGATAGACTGCCTTAGGATTATAGATGAAGTATTCTTCGATCTCTGGGAACTCATACTCCAGAGGATTATCAGAATTCATGTTTGCAAGGCGGAGTTTATCACTCTCTTTATTCTTTTGCTGCCTTACATAACGCATTTTCATTGCGTCAATATAACGAAGCTCTTGAATACCTTCCTGAGGATTCTTCAAATCAATGACTTTATGGTAGTAAAGTCTTCCGTCAACGTACCAATTCCTATAGATTTCGTGTGCTTTTTTATCAAAGTCCAATAATGAAAGGATATATTTGAACTCTTCACGGATCTTTCTCTTAATACCATCACTAGCATTAAGGTTTGAAAGTTCAATTTCAACAGGACTATCGTTAGTATCTGAAACAACTGCTTCATTTACAATATCTTCAATGGCACTATCCGCTTCAGGATGAAGTGCCATTTCACGATAGCGTTTAATTAAATCAAACTCCGTTCTAAAAACGCCTTCGATATCAACATATGAACCAAAAAAACCGCTAGTCAAGTAGTGGTCAACCCCGTCCTCATTGTTAGGAGGAACGGGGGAGACTGTACTCTTGCTTTGCGGTTCGTTGTCCTCAATAGAGAACCCAAATAATTTGGACGACATTATTACTGGTTGAACTAATCGCTATTATTTAGTCGATTAGGCCTCGCCTGTAAATGGTGCCCAGTATTGAACTTGGAATTCTACAGTGAATTCTTCAATGGTATCTGCAGAATCATAAGAGAGATCAATTGCAGAAATGTTAGTTGGGAAGATGCTGTAGAACTTATACTGTTTAGCAACTTCCATACCAGCACCCTCAACGTTATTAAGTGTTGAAGCTGCTCTTGTGAACTGCTTGACAACTGCATCGACTTGATAGTCAGCAGGGTCGGTGAAACCAGATCCATCAGAATACTGACCGATGCTTTGCATCCACGATTCCATTGCGGTGCGAATTCTGAAGTCCGCATCGTTAATAACGGTAACAGTCCAGGTATCAAAGGTTCTGTCTCCAGCAACCTTGAAGGTTCTACCTCTAAAAGGAACATCGATTGAAGCGATGTTTGATGCAGGTAACTGAGCTGCCTTGCAGAGAATTGAGAAATCCTCTGCATCATAATCTCCCGAACCTGGGAATTCGTTAGTAAGAACTACCTCAAATAGATTGGGGCGTGCGCCGCCCCCAATGAGGGTTGATTTGAAGTCCTGAATAGTGTGTGGCATTTTTTAATCCTCCGTGTTGTTATTTATTATCAATTAGATCAAACTGTGCCGACGACTTCTTCAAAATTAACGCCAGTTCTAGTTGCAACGAACGTCAGGGTGACGTAGTTGATAGACTTGGTTGGTTTCAGGAAGATGTCTGCTCTGAACTCATTGTTATCAATGACATCAGGTGTGTTGTTTGTAGCGTCACAAACAACCAGGAATCCGTAGAGACCTCTCTTTGCCTGGACATCACGGAGATATGGTTCAACAATGTTCTTGAAGTTTGCTCTCGTCAACTCATCATTGAGTTCGAAGAGTTGTGCTTCTGCTGCTCTTTCAAGTGCTTGCTCTACCGTCAAGAACAGGCGGCGAACATTGATTCTATCGAATGCGGATGCATATCCGAGAGCAGTTTTGTCTCCGAAGAGAAGTGTTCCGATTCCAGGTTTCGTAACAACTGGGTTGATTCTTGCCTGATAGAGACGATCTCTTTCTGCCTTGCTTGGGTTGTATGCAAGTTTGACTGCATTATTGATGATTCCTCTCTGCTGACCAGCAGGTGAGAACCAAGGATATGCTTGGATCGCGGTGCGAACCATCAAACCAGCAATGTCAGCGTTGGTTGGAATGTAACGGAACTTGTTATTGAAGCGATCATAAGTGTACTTATAACCAGAATCAAAGATACCGTAGGAGGAACTTGAGATGGTGCTGAAGTAGTTGACCAGGTTATTGGTCTGTTCTGTGGTGTTGGTCTCACCAACCAGATTTCCTCTGTGAGGACCGACAACTGCAACACAATCCTTTCTTGCGTTAGCAAGAGAGATCAAGTAGTTTGCTTTTGCCTGTGATTGTGCTTCAGTATCACAACCAGGACCCATGATCAGGTAATCTGCTTCTACCTCATCTCCGTTAGAGAAGAGTCCGTATGAAGTAATCAAGCTTGCCAAATCTGCCTTCATGCCTTTGTTGACAGAGTAGTCAACGCCGCCACCCAGACTATAACCTACGTTTCCGATTGCGTTGTAGGTTACATCCTGTGCATCGAGACCCCAGAGACCATCGCCAGTTGTGACTGCGGTGTAGTCGGTGGAGAATCCAGTTGCAACTGGAACAGTATTGTGATATGTATCCTCAGCAGAACCAGGATTAGATCCAGAATAGACATAATCGGAGAAGTCTGCAACGTATCCTTCGTACCAGATTTTGGTTGGGGAGTTAACGTTGGAGATTGCGTCCTTAGCCTTAGAGAGACTTACGTGCTTCTCAAGGAGTGAACCTGTGGTTCCAGTGATCGTTCCAAGATCATCAACGACTGCAACGTGAAGAGCATCGTTATAACCGTTTCTATTGGTAACGTATACGTTAGAAACAGGTTTTGGAGCGATGGACTTCCAGTAAATCGTGCTGTTGTTGATAGGCAGAGTTTGATCATCGTACCAGTCAACTACAGATGCAGGTGTAAATCCTGTTGTGGCAATGCCTCCAGTGTTAATACCTGAGGAATTGACAAAGAATACAGTGTCGGAAGTGTCGAAGGATCTTGCTGCATTACCTTCTGCATAGGTAATCTTGGTCTCGGTTCCTGCTGCAGAAACTCTTGAGACAACCTTAACTTCGATTGTTGATACTGAATCGGTACTATCAGTTGAAATGCCTGTGATAATACCCTTCAGGTAACCATCCAATGTTGAAGTTGAACCAGCACCTGGATTAGTTACGCCATCCAAGGAAGCGGTAACACCTGCTCCAATCAAAGCACCTGAAGTGCCAGGATTAGTCGTGGTAATACCGATGATTTGGTCTGCTTTATCGTCGATGAAGCAAACTCTAAGTCCGTTTGCCCAGGTTCCTGGGTTCTTAGCAGCCCATGTGTAGTCGGTGTCTTCACCGTCTGCATGGTTCTCAAGATAGTCGTCGTAGTTGTTGATCTTGAGGGTTGTGGTTGAAGCAATGCCTACACCAGCATTCGCGTTTACCATAAGAGTGCTGGTTGTTGAACCAGTTCTTACAACCTTAAGAACTCCACCATATGAGAGGAAAGATGATGCACTCATCCAGTACTCATACTGTGTATCTGTTGACAGGGGCTTACCAAAGGTGTCGATAAGTTGTTGTTCGGTTGTGATGTTGTATACTTCATCAACAGGACCAATTTCAAAAGGTCCAGCAATACAACCGATATTATCAAGAACGTTATCAGCTCTTCCTACAGTAAGGTCAACTTCCCTGATTAATACACCAGGAGATAATTGAGGAGTCGCCATGTTTCTCTCCGTTTGAATCTCAGTTTATCTGAAAATATTTATTAAAAACTATCTTTTCACAGGGGAAACGTGACGTGAACTACCAGTCTGGATATGCCCAATCGTTTTTACATTTTTTGTTTTGCATTATCCTTTCTATCGTACAATCCTTACATTCATATGAATAAGACGATGCTACTGGACCTCTATCTTTTCTAGTCCTGTAAAAACCATCAACCAAATTCTTTATCTCCCCACAAGTTCTACACTTCCTATCTTGTAGGAGTAGATGACCTAGTTTAAGTTGTCCGTCTAAATCATCTAACTCCATTTAGTACTTCCACATATAATCCATACCACCAGCAGTCTCTCCATACTCAGATGCATTGAACCATCTATCACCATCATCATCAACGAAACTTGCTTCACCTAGTCCGTCATCCATAAAACCAAACGGTGCCATGTCCTGTTCGATTTGATTCTTCTGTTCTTCATATAATCTCTTTCTGACATCCTGGTCAGTCAATTCCTTGAAGTAATCCTGTGCAACTAACCATGCATAGATGACTAGACACATTGCCAAGTCATCATTACATCCTTCTTCTGCTTCAAAGGAATTGTGCTTTGAGATAAAGGTAGTCAGTTCAGAAATAATTTCATAGTCATTGAAGATAAGTTTATCTTCTTCGATCATCGTCTTGAGGTTGAGTGATCCAACCTTCTTCACAGTCTTGGACATTTTCACGCCTAACTGTGTCTTCTTACCAGAGAATCCCTGTCCAACAATCTGTCCTGCTCTACCTCTCATAGAACACATCAACAGATTCTGATACTCAAGATCATACTGCAGAATACTTGCAACCTGGTCTCCAATATCATTCACCTCACATAAGATGAATGCGCTATTATAACTCTTCGCTACCTCATAGATGATATTGGGAAACAACATCGGTTTGATATCGTTGTTCCGATACTTCGCAACAATCTTATGAGGGAACTGTGTGATGTCAGCAACAACAAATGCAGAGTAGTCTTCTCCGACACCTCTAGCAACGTCAACTGTCATTACATAATCGTGACCTTCTATTGATGGTTCATATACATCCAATCCAGCATTTCTTGTCTGTGGATTGTCGTATACTAATGTTCTTAATTTACTTGGATTGATTAGTGTATCAACGGAACCAAGGAATTCGCATTCAAACTCGACTTTAAACTGTGCTTCTGATGTGTTAGCAATCGTTTGTTCTTTCCAGACCTCATCTCTACCAGGGACTTCTGACCAGTGAACGTCTGTTGGAATATATTCATTCTTCTGCTTTTCTGCATCGTGCCACATACGGTAGAAGTGGTTCATACCGTGTGGAGTAGAAACAATAATTACTTTGGTGTTTTTACCAGAAGTAATAGTAGGATATACAGATGCAAAGAACGAGTCAGCAACGTGATTTGGGACAAACGCGAACTCGTCGAGAAAGAGGATGTTGAACGACATACCTCGGACAGCACTTGCAGACGTAGAAGCTGCCAATATCTTACTGCCATTTTCTAGTTCCAAGGATCCTTTGTTCCAGGATATAATACCTTGTTGCATCCATTTAGGCAAGTTCTCGTAAGCAGTCTGTAACCTACTGAGAAGTTCTCTAGCAGTCGCCGCCTTGTTTGCTAGGATACCAATATTAACACTATCGTTAAAGACAGCATAATGCAACAGATAAGATACCACAGTAGTAGACTTACCAGTCTGTCGTGGCATCTTACAGATATTAAATCTATTATTATGAAAGTTGTGAATCAGTTTCTCCTGGAAGTCATAAGGATGAAACTGTGTTAGACCTTCATCAAGAGAAACGATCTTGATGTAGTTGTTGGCAAAATAGACGGGATCTTCTTTACACTTAACAAATTCAAGAACCTGCTCCTGAGTAAACTCAATCGCAGTATTCGCTTTCTTTAGATTAGGATTACCAAGATATACTTCACTCATAAAAACTCCTATCAGGTAGTACCAATTCCAATAGAACCATTGTCAGCAACTAAAATGTCAAATGTAGAAGAAACGGTGCAGTTGCTTCCAGTATATGCTCTTACTTCAATATCAGTTTTCTCTGAAAAAAATACTGGATAACTATATGGTTTAATGAAATTACTTCCATACAGATTTAATTCGGTCACTAAGCGAAATGGTTTAGTTGCACCCTCTTCATATTGTCTTTGAAACATTCTTACAGCATTTTCTTGGTTTTTATTTTGAGTCGCTGTAAACTGTTTTAAGAACGCTGATTTTCCTGCAGGAACCGTGTAGAAAGCAACTTGAGATTGGCCCATATTTGCCGCGATGGCACAATGAACTGTACTTCCAATAGAAACTGTAATGTTTCCTGCATTTGTGTTTCCATAATCTACAAATGCTCTGTTGGTTCTTAGGAAACTGACAGTACCAGAAACTCCTACAGTTCCATTCAGTGTAATGCTTTCTTGTACTTCATTATAGTCTGCATCAAGACCTTGAACGATGATTGATGATGCTCCTGTACCAACTGATTTATCCTGAGCACTTCCAGACACTACAGTAATTGTTCCAGCAGATTCTGGAAATTCATATGCTCCACCCTCAGTCCAAACAGTATCATAATCTGCTGATGTAGAAACTACTGAACCAAACTTATGAACGTTTGCCATCTCTGTCATAATACCAGCAGAGACATTCAGTTCAAACTGAGTATTGCCTCCACAAGCACCAATGTTGCCAAACTGATCCGCACATATAAAAACTTCAAATAAAGTTCTACCATCATTGAGGTAGTCCTGAATATTTTTATTCCACTGAGCCATTAATTAGTCACTCCAACTTAATCTTTCTGGTTGATATCTTTTAATTCCAGTAATTTTTAATGCACTATTGGAATTATATTGTGCTGGATAAATGTTATGAACGACAGCACCTGGATATTCTGATTGAATCTGTTCTCCAAGTTCTTTTCTATTGGGGACTTCATCACAACAGACTTCCATTCTATAAAGTTTCCCTTCCCAAACAATATCAGCAACAAACTCCTCTCCCACTTTCTGAGGTTGAGGTGCTTCTCCACCAATATTTAGAGTGCCATTAAAATCTCCTTGAATTGTGACACTCTCGGACATAAATTGTTTAAAATTTTTCATCAGCAGTTCCACGCTCTAAGGGACTTATTGATTCTGCTATCGGGATCATTAGCAGTTTTTGCAGAAGTCAGTTTCTTCTTCATACCTTTCATTCTCGCACAAAAACTTTTTCTACGAGGGTTCCCAACTTTCTTTGAAGGTGCCTTAAGATCGCTTCCTGGGTTTTCACGTTCATACGACTTTCTACCTTTTTCATTCAATCCACCTGATTTAGATTTACCTTCTTTTTTGGTCCAAGCAGCACCTTCTTCTAGTGCCCCTTCGGAATCCACAATCTGTCCTTTTGATACTTCTCCGTTGCCACCATTAACTCCAATAGTTTCTGCTCCTTCGATTTCTCTTTCTTCTGAGACTCTGAGGAATGATTGTCCTGGTTCATAGCTTGAGACTTGAAAACTTTGTACTCTTGCGCCAGGGTATACCTTTTCGATCTGATCTTGAACATCAGATCTACTAGGCATCTTGGTATTTGGGAAGAACATTCTAAGGTTGAGGTATCTACCTCTCCAGTTGAACATTACAAAGATTAAATTACCAGTGGTTGCAGGAATTCTGACTGCCTCTGATACTTCAGAAGGACACTCTTTCTTTCCATGCACAGGGCATTCTTCGCCCTTATTATTATGCATACATTCTACTTCTTCTTTCTTCGTCTTCTTTACACAGTTTGGATATCTCTTTCCAAACATGGTTTTCATTCCTTTCTTTTCGTAACCAGGCCAACACTTTTCCCCAAGGAGTTCACTTCCAATACCTTGAGTGGGTTGTAATGGTTCTGGTTTAATTAAATCGATAAATTCGACATAAGTTCTTCCCGATGCATCTTCAATTGAGACGGATTCTTTCCTTGTTGAGTTGCCCCAATTTGCTGCACCTTTTTTACGACACTTGACCAGTGCTCCTGACGCATAAGCACTTGGCCAGACCTTATAGCGGGATTTGACTTTATGATAACAAGCATCTTTAGTGCCTGCTTTTTCGGCAATAGTTTCTTCAGTCTTCACGTTAATAGCCTTCCCTCTTCTATCTGGATTTGGGTCTTTACGATTTTTACGGCGGAACGCTGCCTCTTCCTCATCTTTGGAGAGATTACGCTTCATTTTGGATGAACCACATTTTGGTTTTGTGGTTTGTCCTGGTTGTTTGGCACAGGGTTTTCCTGCATACTTTCCACCCAACTGAACCCAGCCAGGCTTGCCATCACTAGACTTACTCTTGCCAAACCAGTCACGCAAAGAAGAATCACCACTCTTGTTCCCCTCCGAGACCTCACCTCCGTTCCCGTTTCCGTTCCCGTTTCCATTACCATTTTTCTTGGTTTCAGATTCATCATCAACAGAGTGACCGTTTTCTTTCGCAAGCATTCCTCTAGGATCCACTTTGAATCCTGCAGGGATGGGTTTGCATCTTTTATCTGTATAGCAGTAGTATGAACCTGCTTTACAGCGACCATTCTTCGCCATTTAACTGATTTAGAGTAATCCACCTGTTATATTTATAATTACTCCGTGTCAAAGAAGAACATGTGGAAAAGTCTAGAATCGTGTTTATCGTAACCAAAATATTGTGATGCAGCATGAGGACAGTGACCATCCCAGATAACTAGACGATTATATACATTAGCTACTACGTCAATATGATCCCATGGAGTGGGATCAAGGTGTTTATTCTTCCAGATAATATCTGACCCTTCGATATCAACGTGACGTATCCCAGTCTCTTTATGTGCTAGTAGAGAGGTTCCACATTCATAAGGAGCATCTGGAGTTAGATATACAGTCGCCGCCCACTTTTGACTATCTGCATGGTAAACCAAAGCATCCTCACAAGTGCAGTGTTGAAATCTGCCACACATACCATATGTCTCCATCCAGTTGGTAATCTTCATACCCATGATGGATTCAAATGCTTCTTTAGTTCCTGGGATCTCAAACTGATTCTCAGTTCTCCTACCTCTGTGATAATCACTAAAGTGAAACTCCTGCCTCAATGCATATTCTCTAATAGCATCTGGATTGTCATAGAAGTTATCGATAACCCACAGAGTTGGTTTCTTTCTAATTACTTTTGGGCCTTGAATATAGTACCTCATGGATCTACAGCGTTCTCACAGAATTTGCAAAGATTGAAGCAAGTATTGTTCTCTGGCATAATCTCATCATATGGTTGCTCGAACAGATTGCCCAGAATATGCTCCAGTCCATAATCCATACAACAGAGAGATACGTCTCCATTGGGAAGCATTACATTGTGATATAACTTCTCAAGACAACCACAAGTCATCTCTTTGTCACCATGATAGACGGACTTGTATTCGTCTTTTCTATTCAGGAGTTCAGGTTTCATAATACTTTCTCCCAAGAGATTACCTGCTCTAGACCACATTTGATATGTGGGTGCTTCTGGGAATACGTGACGAACAGATTCGTGAACTGTTCCCATGCACATCAAAGTGAAGTTGTGAATGTCTTTATGAACTTCTCCAAATCTTTCAATAACTTCAATATATCTCTTGGTGATTGGATGCTTTGCTTTTCTCTCCTGATCTGGTAAGTGAAGAACGAATCCGCCATTGGGATTTCCTGCATATTGGACATCCTTGATTCGATCAACGTCTTCAACTTTCATACCAATACCAGTTGTGAAAACTGAGATTGGATGACCTTCTTGATCCGCATAAAGAAGCATATCAGTTGCCTTTGGATTTAACCAAGGTTCCGTAAATCCGGCAAAGGTAACTCTAACCTGAGTTGGAAGTTTGTCTACAGACTTCTTAAAGTTATCCATAGAGAGGAATCTCTCTCCCTTGTAGACTTTTTGTAGAGTTCTTTGGGGACAGAAGACGCAATCAACTACACAACCATTCTCCACATCAATAGAGGTTGTAAACTCCATTGTCGGAGCAATAGAATTCTCCCAATGTTTTCTTGCTTTGTTCTTATGATAAACCTCATGAAGACCGACCTTTTTGCTATTAAGTATCTTGAGATTCTTAATAACAGATTTTCTATGGGTATCATCAAGAGGGTGATTCTCCAGAAGATCTTCAAACATTTCTCTAGACTCATCACAAAGACCAGTCCACCAAGAACACACGGCTTTCTCATACTGGAGACCCCAGAAACCTGGATAATCTGTAGGTATTGACAGCGAAAAAGAATCTTTAACTGCGACTTGATGTCCAATAGAAGCAATCAAATATCCATCATGGTAGTTTTTTTCTCTCTCAAGAAATCTACTCAGAAAGAAATATGCCTCTGGTCTAGTGGGTAAAATTGAAACAGCATGTTGAAGCAATCCTCTGACAGTAAAGTTTCTACAACCTTGCTTATCAAAACAGAATGCTGCCCGCAACAAACACTGATATTGTTCGATCTTTTCATCTACTCTTTCAGCACATCTCAAGTAGTATGAAATTGCAGAAGCAGTCTGTCCTATATCATCATAATAAAGAGCCAATCTCAAATTGTTTTCTGGATCTTCGGGAGCGAAGATGAATTTTTCAAGTAGTTGTGTTAAATCAGACATCTAAAATCTCCTCAACGATTGACTGTGGGAATCTCAACAGATATGCGGCATTATCTTGGAATCCCAATGACAAAACAAAGTCATCTCCATCTTCAATTATACCAATAGCAAATTCAACATGTCCACTCATAATTGAAAAGTCGCTAGTCCACTTAACTAAATTCCAGTCTTTATCCCATAGAACAATCCTGTGCCTATAGACTGCATCCTTTCTTTCTACTTCACTTTTGAATAAATCAACCTCGTGAGTGACAGCAAGATAATATCCTTTCCAAGAAATCACTTGTGTTCCACCACGTAGATCTCTACCAATATTTTGATATTCGCTAGTGGATACAGTCTCTGATGTTTTATTCTCTACATCAACCTTAACAATCTCTGTTGGATTTCCCCACTTAACAAAATGGTATGGTTTATCCAAGATTGGCATCCAATTCTTTTCACAATATGCCTCTTTTGGGGGTTCAATTCTATTTCTTGATACCTCTATGACCTTATCATCTTCTACTTGAATCTCGCAGAGTTCCATTCTGCCTGTGCCGATAGTATCCAAGTCCCTGCGGACACCACAAGTCCAAAGTTTATCTTCCCATCTGAAAAGACGGGCATCTTCTAGACCAACAAACTCCCATAATTCTTTCTCTGGAAACTTTGACGTGTCGATTTTATTATGACGAACAATATTATAATCACTATCCATCTCAAGATAGTGATTCCAAGTTCTTAAATGTTGATCGTTCTCAGGATGGACATATGTCAGTGGTCCATACTGATGTTGAAATAGTTTCTCTTCCGAATGATAAAAGGTATAGTTTACCGCTCTTAAAATGACTGCTGTCTTGTCACCATCTTTATAAATGGATGGGTTCATCAAACCCAATCCATTATTTTCTTCTGCTGGAATAATGAGTGGATATATCTTACCACCTCTCTCCAATGCCACTTTGGCAAGAGAATTGATAAAGTCCATAATAAAATATTTTCTACTATTTAGACTGTGGTGGCAACTCCAATGTGAAAAAAATCAACCAATTTTGACAGCAGAAAAATACGTACAAGTATTATCATAATCAGCAGCATCACCAGAAAGAGTGATGTTACCACCCATCATATGATTAACATTATCTTCTACAGTATAATTATTACCATCGTGTGTATTACCATAAGCACCAACTCTCAAGTAATCTCCAGCATTTAAATTATATGGCAAAACAATATGGAAAGTAGTGCTGTCTGTATCTATGTTAGATGTAGTACTTGCTCGAATTGCACTTGAAGCAATGGGAGTCCAATTTGATCCAGAATCAGTCGATCTTTCAATTGAAATAGCAGCATCCCTAAGTTCATTGGCAGTATTACTTGTCATAGCAACATTTGTTATGAGAAGAAAAAATCCACTGTTTTGAACTGTATATCTATTATTTGAACTGTCCCAACCACTCCCAGTGTCATAAGTGGCAGCACCAAAAGTAACTGCTGCATCAGCTGTGTCAGCTATTGATTGGTTACCCGTTTTATATGCAATAAATCTTTCTTGGGTTGGTAAAATAAAATCTCCAGTAACCCTTGCATCACCAAGTACGTGTAATTTTTCTGTTGGATTGGCCGTCCCAATACCAATGTTGCCACCTCCTTCGATGATGAATTTAGTATCCGCATCAGAGGGGGTTGCTGTGGAGTTAGATCTTGCTCTTAGTAAAACATCACCTGCTTCATTGTCGCCATCAATAATCAAACCAACTGTAGATTCGCCATTGCCAGCCCTGACATGAACTGCAACATCGCCTCCGCCTGTTCCCCCTTGAATATCCAGCGATGCTTGAGGACTACTTGTCCTGATACCAACGTCGCCGCTGTAATCGATAGTTAGCGCATCAGTAGAGTCAACACGGAAATTCCAAGAGTTGTTTGTATAGAAAGTGAACGGGGCTGAAGTGTTATCAGTCTCAGGAGCAAGAAGGCTGACATTTCTTAGATTGGCTCCCGTGTCCGCGCCCCAGATCTGAATCGCCCCTCCAGGAGAGTTATCGTTATTTTGGACGTGAAGAGGTCCCGCAGGACTACCCGTACCAATACCGATGTGGCCATCGTCAGCTTTGATTCTTATTCTTTCTTCATCTATGTCAGTCGCCAATACCAAATCTTCATTGTAAGAAGCAATTACACCTTCATCTACAATTATTTTTTTGTTGAAATAATATCTGTCTCTATCTGTATAGAAATGAGAGTATGATGTATTTTTTGGCCCAATTTCAGTATATCCAGTTGAAGAAGTTATTCTTAGTATAGAACCACTAGAGGCATTTTCTAATACTGGACCACCGTCAACTTTGATATGACCTGCAACATCAAGTTTTTCTGCTGGTACTTCACTTCCAATACCAAGGTTGCCAGTTATATTGCCACTAGCTGCAGTAATGATTCCAACATTAAGGCCTCCAGAATTTACGGGACCAGAGATAGCAGACCCAAATCCAGCAAAACTACGAGTTCTTGTCATTTCATCTACTTTTTAACTATTTATCCACACACTTCCATTACAGTGATGAAACTTGCACCTCTTCCATAATAATCATTAGATGTGCGTTCAGTCTCGTTTCGATTACAATATACTGCATAAGTATTGCTGTAACCTCTTAAAGCAATCGAATATGTGACTGCACTTGTGGTGCTTGGTGAATCGAGATAATTTACAGTCCCGTGATACATCTGATTAACATTTACTGCTCCCGAATATTGAAGACTAGTGAATGTATATCGAGGTGCGGAACCATTCGCATCTCCAATTGCTCCATCTACAATTGCAGCACCACCACCATCTATTTCTCTATAAAGTGCTCCATAACCTTGAAAATATGCTGTAGAATAATTAACTGATGCTGTGACTAAAATTTTACTATCAGATCTTGTCGGAGTAATCGTGACATCTAATCCAGTGACTTGTGAATAACTAGTGTATGGACTTGGATGAGTCCAAGTGTCAGTTTTTGTTGTATGTTTAACTTGAATAATACCACCAGCACTACCAGAAGGTAATCCATCTCTTGGGACGATTCTATTTGTTCTTAATTCTGACATTATGCTGATATCTCCATTAATGTAATATATGATGACCCTTTATCAACCGTACTAGTATTATAATGAAAGTTCATAGTACCTCCACTATACATTCTAGCTTGTGGTTTATATGTTACTGCACTTGTGGTATTTGGAGAATCTAAAATTTGTGGCGGATTAATTCTAGAATACCAAGATCTCGTACCACTATCCGTATTTGTACCAAATTCATATGATCCAGTAGAATTTGCAACAGGAGTAAAAATTGTTGTAGAATCTCTTACATATCTAATACCTACATAAAAATCTGCTGTATGAGATCCAAAAGCCTGAAGACTGACCATCATCAGTATTTTGCTTGTTGAAAATCTTGGTGTTATTGTTGCAGATAATCCAAGATCAGTATATGTCGTAGCAGTAAGTGATACTTGAGTGTCGGTAGATGCTTGAACAACCTGAACAACACCACCCCCACCACCAGTGGGCACACCATCAACTGGAACTATTCTATCTACTCTAAGTTCGGATGCCATATCAAGAAGGTTCGGTGGGCCAGGTAACGTTAGTAATGCCGGATCCAAACGGATCTCCACTTCCATCTAAAGTTGGACTTGCTGTAGATGGAAGATCTCTTAATGCTTGGCGATATGTTGCCCATTCGGAAGAAAGTGTGAGATCAGAACTTGCTCTCCAATCACACGCTGCAAGTCTCTTATCTCTTTCAACACGAAGAAGTCTCATTGGTTCTGCAGCATTAAGTTCGGCAACTTTTGCATTTAGTGCTTCTTCAGTTGGTTTCTCGTGTCCGTGACCATCAATCCACGTTAACCCAGAATACTCAGTACCATGAAGAACCCATTCTGCCCCTGGTGCTAATTTTTGTAGTGCTTGAGAAATATCGTAATTCATAGCAATAGTTGTTTTAGTTTTATTTATAGTTTATTGTGCAACTTCATAAATGAACATTCGCGAAAATGAAGCCATATCACTAGTTCCTCTATCATTAATATAAAGTGTATGTGGTCCACCATTGCTCCAATCAGCATGAGCACGGATATCGTATGTTCTTTGAGTGGTACTCCCAGCATCTAATGTTGTTATAATCGGTACTTGAGCTAAAAATGTTGTTAGAGTTGTAGGTTGCCCTTCGTAACGAGTTATATCTAAATTAGGACCATGAGTATTGGTATATCCGGTAGTAGATGCTGTTGCAGAACCATCTTGAAATACGCCAAAACCACAAACATGAACAACACTAGATGATACAAATGCAGATATTACAATCTTACTGTCAGATCTCCTTGGAGTAAAATCAACTGATAACCCAGTTATTGCTACTGGACTTGCGGAAGCAATTGTTTGTCGTGCAGGACCTGATGAGGCACTTGCCATTTGAATAACAGTTCCAGCAGGAGCATCAGTCCAAGAACCAGTAAGATTTAGATTTGCACTACTAGTAAGTGTATTACCAGTAAGATTTAAGTTTGCTACATTAAGAGTTCCCATATTACCTCCTTATACGATTACCCAAGTTCCATCAAGATGCATAGTCGTGTCAAGTGTCACTG